TTCATCTAAAGTAAAGTTAACATAGAACTCCATAGAAGTTAGATACGTATTGATTAGCTTATTCATAATAGGTAGATATTGTTTTATTATCTTTGTCTTGATGCCTGTATCTTGAAGCATATTCCTTGCAGTTTCAGAATATGTTTTATCCTCAGATAATTTTAACCTTTGTTCTGTAAGATTTATGATTGAAGATTTCAAATCTCCAAGTTTCTCATAATCATTTTTGTTTACATCAGCGTGTTCTAATACATCAATTTCAGATTGTAATGTACTATTAAACTTTTCTAGTTGTAAAATAGATTCGTTATCTTTTGCAATTTGAACTTCATGTTCTCTTACACTTTTTGCAATTTCAACAATTTCTTTTTGACGTTCTTTATATTTTTCTAATTCATCTTTTAACTCTGACAAACCTTTAGAAATTTTATCTGTTTCTTTTGTTTTCTTTTTTAGAATATCAGTTTTAAATATCTCACTAATATGTTGCTGACAAGTAGGGCAATCTTCATTTGTTTCAAAGAAGTTTATTGTTGAAGAATGAGCCCTATGTTTTTCATTAAGAGTAGACTTTATACTTTGCAATTTTTGATACTTAGACTTAATAGAATCAGAGTCACTAATTTGTCTTAATAATTCTATATTATTATTCTCAAATTCAGTAACTTTCTTTTGTCTTTTATGAATTTCTTCTTGATTTGATTCAAAGAGTGATGACTTTTCTTCAAGTAACTTGTCTTTATTCTTTTTTATCTCATCGATATAATTTTCTTGCAAGTCAACCTTTTCTTCTGTTAGACTAGTCTTATATTCTATATCACGAATTTCTTCAGCATTATGTTTTAGTTTTTGTTTTAGTAACATATTCATAATAGAAAAAATCTGGATGTCAAGAATTTCTTCAACAACCTCACGGCGGTGTTTAGACTTTAGCTGCATAAAAGGAATAAAGGTAGATGAACCTAGAATAACAACCTGAGTAAAACTACGATAGTTTAATTTTAGGATTTGTTGCTCAAGATACTTTTGATAGTCACGAACATTTGCATCTTGATTATACATCTTACCATTAACATATATTTCAAATACGTTTGGTTTGATACCACGTATAACTTTTATTTTCTTTGATCCTATAGCAAATTCAACCTCAACCAGAGCTCCACTCATATTAACTGAATTTACCAGTTGAGCTTTATTGATACCACGAAATGGTTTACCGAATAAACCAAAACATAAAGCATCAAGAACAGTAGACTTTCCTGCTCCATTCTCACCTATGATAAGTGTTGTTGAGTTTCTATCTAATTGAATTTCGGTAAAGTTATTACCCGTCGAAAGAAAGTTCTTCCAACGCACACATTTAAAAATTATCAAAGTTCTAAGTCCTGAGCCTCGTTATATAAACTCTTCATAGTAGTTTTGAGTCTATCTTTACTAAGAGTAATATCAAGTTCATCAATATACTTATCAAGTAGTGTTATAGTGTCTTCTGTGTTATTCACAATATCATCTGATACATTACTTGCATCAAGTTCACTAAAGTCTTCGATTATCTTTACTTCGTGGCAATCTGCTCTTAAAAGTTTATCTGTAAATTTATCAAATGCATATAAATCTTTTTTGTTTACTACAATTACTTTTACATAATGATCTTTATATTTTTCAACATCATGCTTGCTGTAATCATTTTGAGAATCGTCATAGTAAATCTTTTTAAATAATGTGTATGGATTTACTATACGTTCCAGTTCTCTAGTTGCAGTATCAAAGATATGAAATCCTTTAGGGTCATCACAATCATTCCAATAAATTTCATAAGGTGTTCCCAAATAATATATTTGACCGTCATCATTTTTGTGATGAAAGTGGCCACTAAATACAGTTTCAAATCTATTAAAACTTTCTTTATCCCAACCTTCGGAATTAACCATTCCTTGTGACATTGCAAAACCAGAAATTTCTAAATGTCCCATAAGAATATTTGCTTTTGCTGTCTTTAATGCGTTTATAGATTGATCATAGTTATTTGCATTAATCCAAGGCATTAATAATATAGGTGTTCCATCAAACTCTATAACTTCAGGCCCAGTATAAATTGTTCCATATCCAGCAAGTTCTTCCATAGAATTTACTTCACTTGTATTTTTATAATACGTATCGTGATTACCAACTGTAATATGTAAATCTATGTTAAGTTCTTTAAAACGATTTATGAAACCTTGTCTAAAGTCTGTAGCAGTTTTGTATGAGACATACTTACGCCTATCCATAACATCACCCATATGGATACAAGTAGTTATACCTCTTTCTACTAATGTAGGAAAAAATATATCATCATAAAATTTAAAAAAGAAATCACTAAAGTTTTGATTATCGTTTCTAGCTCCAAAATGTGTATCAGTTATAATCGCAATTTTCAACGATCTTCGCCTATTACTGCTATTTTATCAATTTCATCATCCATAAATTTTTCTAGTCCCTTTTTTTCAACAGGAACCTTTTTCTTTGTTTTATAAACATCTTCATCTGGAAGCATCACTGTAGGATCAAATCCACCAACTGAATAACCAGTATCATCACCTTCCATAGTAACCCACGATTGATAACTTGAAGTTTCTATTAGCTTGTTTCTAACATGAGTCTGCTTCTTTTCTTTTTGAATTCTTCGCAAGAAGGCATAATATATAATTTGTGTAAAATACGCAAAAGGATTTGAAGACTTCTCTGGATTAAAGTTCTGTGCATATTGCAAACAGTTTTCAATACCATCAGAAACCATTTCATCTCTATAAGTATAATTTATGAAGTTAGGTCTGTATCCTAAATGAGTTGCAATCTTTAAAAAACACTCACCAATATAATTACTAACAGGCGGTTTAGGTGTTTCTTTTTTATCGTCTGTCCAAGTCTCTCGCCAATCGACCATTGCTTGCAAAAAAACTTTATTATCTACGTAGTGTGGTTTAGCTTTCTTTTCAGCCATTAGAATTAAATCTCCTTATGAGTATCATTATTTCTAATATAGACTATTGAGCACCTTTTGTCAAGGAACTTATAAAATTATCTTTTTTAAATAAGAGGATTGACATAGGTAAAAAATAGTGTTATATTATCTATGTCCTTGGTTAAAAGAAATAAGATTAATGAATAGATTTATTAGATGTTTCAATTGAATATAGTAATTCATCATATATTTCTTCATCGGTACATTCTTCTTCTTCTAATGATTCAAATTCTTGTTCATCATTATCGTCTATCCATTTATCCATTTTACGTAAAAAATGTTCATAGTAACTAGTTAATCCTGCTGATACTACAGCTGTAGTTATAATCGTAGATTTTGTGATATCAAAATACTTCTGATCCGTAAATGGTTCTATCCAACGACTTAAATTTAAAGAATCATGATTTGATGATTCTGCACTACGTTTATCAATAGTCATCAATAAAGGATTTTGTATTTCTATGCTATTTTTTCCTTCATTAATCAAAGATGCAATTATAGTTTCACCATTTGATAATTTAATAATTTTGTATGTTGTATCATTTCTAAAAGAATTGTGCATATTATTCTCCCATACCAGCTAATTTACTCATAATTTTTATTTTACCTCATTCTCTTTTTTTATATTTATGTCTCTCTACAACTTCACTTTACTAATATCATAATCAAATTGCTCTTCATTATAAATGTTAAGTCGTTCTGTAAAATGATTTAAAGTAAAGTTCCGTCTTTCATTATAGCTTATATCATCTGCAATATCATATACTAGAACGGAATCTTTATTTGATGATGTACGCAATCCTCTTCCAATTGATTGTAACACTCGTATTTTTGATTTAGATGGACTTGCGAGCACGATGTTGTTAATGTTACGAATATTAATACCAGTACTGAAAGTGCCATATGACGCAATAGTTGTAGATTTAGTATGTTTTTCAACCATCCCACGTATCTCTTCCCTTTCACTAGTATCAGTTCCCCCATATACAAAATAGACATTTTCATTACCTTTCATTTTATCATTTAATATTTTACCATGTTTCTCTACCAGCTGAAATAAACAAAGAGTATTACCGTTAAGGTGGCGTAATAGATTGACCACGAAATTAGTTCTTTTCTCGTTGGTAACAAGAAATTCCAATTCTTCAGCATAAGTCATTTTCTCCCTAATATTTTCGTGTTTAAGTATAATACATTTAATTTTTAAATCTGCTAGAGTTTTTTTATCTATAAGTTCTTTTGTGGTGACTACTTTTTCAACTGCACCAAATAGTCCCTCTAGTACTAACTGATGCGTCTGTGTACCGTCTAACGTCCCTGTAAGACCAAATCTATACCTACAGTGGTGCATCTTAGTCATAATACCAGTAAGAGATTTTGCTTTAAACATATGAGCCTCATCACCGATTACACACCCAAATTGATCAAAATACTTTCTTGGCATTTTATAGATAGATTGCCATGTTGATATAACAACATCTTTATTTACCTTTGTTGTATATCCTTGATATATCTTTTGACAATATGTACCAGAGCTCCATCCATAATCTTCAAAGTCTGTATACATTTGTTCTACTAATGAAGTGGTAGGTACAAGTATAAGAGTCTTTAAACCTTTAAGTTGATAATAACGAACCAGAGAATATATTATTAATGACTTACCAGAAGCAGTGGGAGAAACAAGAAGAGCCCGATTATTAGAAATAGCATGATAAGTAGCATCAATTTGATATTCTCTAATTTTGAGACTTTTTCCTTGCGATTTTGGTTTGAGGCTTTTGATAAAGCCTCCAACGTCTTTACGTATAATATTCCTACCACTTTCTACCCCTTCTTCTATTGTATATAAAATTCTATTACTATCACAAAATTTCTTGACATATGGAAGTAACCCTAAATATATCTCACCAGTAGCTGGAGAGAATAAACGTATCTTACCATCCCACATACGATTACGAAACTGTGGCATAAATTTAGCGCCAGGTACTTCAAACGTAAAGAAGGAACAAAGTTCTTCCTTTTCGTGTGGTTCCAAATCTTCAAGAATTAAATTAACTTCGTTCTTTTTTAATATATGCATTTTGTAATGTTGATGGTTCGCCGTAGTAACCATTCACCTGTACGTTCCATGATATACTCATCCTTTTATTATAATTAGGCCCTACCCAATGTTGCAACCATGAAGGAAAAATAAATCCCCTATTTTGTGTAGAATCAAATTGTATTTTATTTGAGTTATATATATTGTTTTTTAATCTTCTAGGTACAGAAATACTTGCTTGAGGTCTTGGATCAAAAAACTCAATTGGTGCAGTTTCACCTTCTGCCTGTAAATAATAAACTCCAGAAAGAAAATTATTTGAATGTGTGTGAGGAGAATGTGTAGAACTATCAGCTGATAAAACATTTCCCCACATATTTGTAATTGTTATATCCTCATAATCATAATCTAATTCATCTAAAATATTCTTATTAATCTTAATAATAAATTCTTTAAATTTTTTAAAGAATGACATGTTATGAATATCATCTTCGGTCTGGTGCAATGAGTTAAAACTATTTTCAGTTTCTATATATCCCATCATATTAATAAACTCATAAGAATCAGGTTTATACTCAAACTCATAAATTTTTGTAGGAAATAAAGTGTGTGATACTACATCAACCATGCAACTACCGAAAATCTTGTACCATTAGTAACAGGTTTTGCTTCATGTGGATACATAAAATTAGAAGGAAAAATAATTGACGAACCCTTCTTTGGTTTAATTTCTTTATCAGCAACAACAAATTCTCCACCTTCATAATTATCATTTAAATAAAGTAAAACTGAAACGTGAGGATATCCCCATTTTTGTCCATGGCTGTGATGAATATTATCAATATGACTAGACATAAAACCACCTTGACTATATTTATTTATACGAAAATCTGTGATATGTTCACAAGAAAATAATGGAAATTTAGATTCATATTGACGAATTGCTTGCACAAAACATTCTTTAAGTGGATTATAAAAATTACTATCTTTCTCAATCCAAACATCATCCATAATTACACGGTCTTTAGAATTTTTGTATATCTTTTCGTGACTTGAAAAAGAAGATTGTTTCCAATCTAAATCTGCAACCATAATAGCATCACATAAATTATTATCTACTATATCTTCATAAATTTTGATGTAGTCTTGTACATCCATTATACCATTCCAGCTTCAAATTTCTTCCAGTTAATAGCATGACTAACATCCCAACCACGATTATCTATAGACTTAATAACACCATCAATATATTTTATAACAATTTCTAGATAACTTATTTTTAAACCAAGTTCTATAATATCATCATCTGAATTTATGTACATAGCTAAATCAGTTTTTAGAACTTTTAAATCAAATGGTTTGTTTGCATAAACTTTTGCATCTGATTTACCACCATAGTATTCCCATTTATCTCTATACAATTTCTGATAGTCGCCTTTATTCCTTACGAGTAAAAGTTCATATCGTGTTTTATAGTCTAACCATTTTGATTTAATTTCTTGATTTCTGAATGATTCTTGATCTAAATGTTCTTGATCAGTGATAGGTAAATCGGAAGATGCTTGTATTTTCAATTCGTCTAATGTCATTATATACTTTCTTTTAAAAGTGAGCAGAGTTTGATTACTCTCTTTTATTTATATTGACCCTAGTGAGTTGCAACGAGTAGTCACTAGATCATTAAGTCTAAGATTTGATATATTGTTGTAGCTTATCAAATCTCTGCTCGTAGTTATTTATATCAACTAATTGTTTCAATTTCATAAAGCTGATATGCAAATGTAATTTCTGCTGTTAAATATTCAACATCTGTTGCAGCTTGATTATAAGATAACCCTGTCATTGCAACTGGATATATGTCTCTAAAAAATACGTTTACTATTGGATTATTTTTATTTGATAGAATAGTAAGTGTCGCATCAGAAAAAAGTGCATTTACAGAAGTTGGTTTTTGTACATCACCAATATCATTAGATTTAACAGCGCTAACTGAAGGTGTATTAGATGTATTAGATTTAAATTGACTAAACTGTTTTCTATTTTTTGGGAAACCAATAGCAGTCATCCACTCATGAATACTTAAATAGTTTTCTAGAAATTCATCAACTATAAAAGATACTGAAAGATTGTCATATGTTAGTTGATCACCCATCATTGGAATAGATTTAAATGGAGTTGGCATTATTACATCAGATAACGCAATTGATGGTATAGTTGCAGCAGTAGAGAAAAACTCTACTTTTGGTAACTGGTGAATACCAAACTTAAACTGAGTAGGACTTGCGTAATCTAATTTATCTGGTTGTGTTTTTATTGTGGCCATATATCTACCTCTAATACTATTTATAACAAAAAAAAGGGGGAGCAAAGTGCTCCCCCAAGTTTATAGTCAAGTTTCTTATTTTACATAAGGTTGTTAACTTTAACCCTACGATAGTAAGAGTTCGTATTTGCATCAAGAGATGCATCAGAGTTAAGACCAGATGCAGGGAAACCAGCAGAAGCGGCTCCAGCAGCGGCGAATGGGTTTGCAGCCATTCCGTAACGTGTCTTAAATCCAATTTTTGGTTGGAATGTGTTTTCACCAACTGCGCGAACCATTTGTAATGGAACGTATGGGCAGTAGAAGAAACCAGCATCGTAAGGTGAAGAACCTTTATATCCAGCAACATAGTACTGATTAGCAGCTACGTTAGCAGAATATGGATCAACATATACTTTATATCGACCATTCATAACACCAGCAAATGTGGTGGATGTATCATCAACATTCAAGTTGTTGTTGAGGGCAGGTGTGTAATCAAGAACACCAGCCATCTGAAGTGCAGAAGCAACATCAGCGGAACAGATGATGATGTTACCCTTACCACGACGAGTCTGTTGACCAATCGCATTGGCATCACGTTCGATTTGGAACATCAAACCTTTAAACTTCTCAACTGACCAACGACCATTAGAGTCGGTGTCAAGATCGAAAGTTCCAGATGTTGTTGTGTTAACTTGAGCACCAGGCACCGCCGTGATGTAAAGTGAACGAACAACTTCACGGTTGATTTCAGCAAGAATTTCAGTTGACAACATATTGGCCAATTCTGTTTCTGCGTCTAAACCATGA